GGTACTTTTACAACTTTAAATACAACAAATTTTAACAAAGTTGTTGACCCATATCCATACAAAGCTTATGTACAAAATACAGTACCAGTTACTAACGGTCCTGTAACACAGATAACGTTAGCACAATCTAAATTAGCGTATCCTGAAGCTTGGAAAGCAATGGAAACATACGTTGGATTTGCAACAACAACAGGATTAACATATTCAAATTCAGGTAGTTATTATACAGACTTTTTCCCAACATTAAATGTTGAATTTACTGAAAGTAATGTTAAAAACTTTTCATCCCTTATAAAAATATTTGGAACTCAAAAATCGTTAAATAATGGTGTATATACTAATACTGATTTTATAACAGGAATTAACAATTTTTACATAAATAATAATGAATATTTAAATTATGTTTTAAGTCAGTTAATTCCTACGTTACAAAAAGAATTACCCAATGTAACACAAACAACTGAAAAACCAATTTTATCAGCTGTTGATGGTTTACAACCAAAAATTGAACTTTATGAAGCTTTCAAATCATTTAATGATAAATGGATTGCTGGTAGTGAATTTAAAGATAGAACTTTATATCAAGACGTAATGTTTTTAGATAGAGCTAATAGAGATATTGGTGATAAGGTATTAGTTGATGTTTATAAATTAAAAGATTTCTTTTCAGGTACAACATCACTTAATACAAGAATTATTGATTTTGTTAGTAGAATTATTGCAGACAACCAATTTCAAATGATGCCACTACCGGCATATATGAATTTTTGGGGAGTTGGTGAAGTTACACAAGGAGCACCACCAAGAACTGAAACTTCTAATAACTTGGCAAATTCACTCTTTGGTACGTTTTTAGATGTTGATTATAGAGAATCACAACCAAAGTTTGTTTGTTATTACGCAGGAAAACCAAGTGAACATTTGGATATGAGGGAAAATGCTGATTATAGATGGAGAACTGATGCTTTTGATTTATCAAGGTCATCTGACATGCCATTACTTTCAGAAGTAAAAAATACAAAAACAGATTGGGCACAATCAAATAAAGTTGTTGGATTTAATGTAGACTTTGGAATTAGAAACCAAAGTGTTTTTTATAGTATTCAACTTGACCAAAACAATGCCGCTGCGACAACAGAAGCTAATAGAGTTATTACTGATATGAGTAACTCAGCAGGTGGTAGAAGAACAAATACACAAAACGTTAGTTTATATAATTTGTATAAAAATAGAAGTTATGAATGTAGGGTAGAGTCAATGGGTAATGCGATGATTCAACCAACAATGTATTTTAACTTAAGAAACGTACCAATGTTTAGAGGTCCGTATATGATTCAATCAGTTGAACATACAATTAGTGCCGGTGAATTTAAAACATTCTTTAGTGGTGTTAGGATGCCAATATATTCATTACCATTAATTACAAAACAATTAGTTTCAATCAACGCTAATTTATTAGGACAATTAGTTCAGATATTAAAAAGACAAAAAGAAACTGAAATTGCCGCGACACAACCAACAATAAATGTTATTACTATTGGTAACAGTGTTCAAGATAATATTAAGTATTCATCTGGTAGTATATCACAATGTCAAGCAGATATGTTAACAACAAATCCAAGATATCAAAAGTATCTTGGTATTGAAAATACCCAACAATCAATATCATTTGCCGATTTGGCAAAAATAATAAGAGATAATATTACATCTGGTCCTGCAAGAGCTATGGTGTTATTTACGGCATATGTTAATGGTCATGATGATAATTCTGTATTTACATTTAACTTTGATTTAGGTAATACACCATTAGGTGGAGCAACCTTCCCAAAACAAATAAACTATGGTGGGAGAGAAAAATATTTTCAAAAACAATTTGGTTGTAAAGTTAATCAAAATGAATTTGCTCAACCAAGTGCAGTATTTACAACTGGTACATCTGGTGAGTCATTTACAAATTCTGTTAAATTTATAAATGATTATTATCTTAATGAACAAGTATTATCAAAAAGTTTATTGTTTGCACCATTGTTAATAGTAAATGACCAAAATCAACAAGTTCTATCTCCACCAAAATGGGTAACAAAAAAAGATTATATTGATAATATGTATCAAATTTGGATTAGATATTGGCCACAAAACAGATTTCAAACAAACGAAGATTATGAAAAATGGGAAAAGGCCAATGCAAATATGGGAAAAACGTTTATAACTGCGGCTGAAAATGTGGCTGAATTATTATCCAAATACAAACTTGTTAACTTTTAATGATATTTATTGAGAAACTATAGTTATGAATATTAAACAACATTTAGACAATTATCTTGGTAAGAACACAAGATATACAGAAAAAAATGCCGGAAATGGATTTACTGAAGTATGTGATTTAGACACTGGTAATTGTTATACAGTTAGAGACAGAGACGGTCTTATTGAAAGAGTTGATAACACAATGAGAACAAATAAAAGAGTTCAAGTAGAAACACCACAAGGTGTTAAACAATTATTAAACGGTTAAAAAATGGCTATTGATAAAAAAATTATAGAGGAAATTAAAAGACACAATTCTATTAACAAGTACATTGTAGAACAAGATGCTTTGGGTGATTTACCAACACCACCCGCAGACCCAGCAGCACCTGCAGACCCAGCAGCACCTGCAGACCCAGCAGCACCTGCAGACCCAACATTAACAACACCACCGGCAGCACCTGAAGTTATTGATACGGAAACAGATACTGAGGTTGAGAAAATTGATGGTGATGGAAATAGTGAGGACAATGAAAGTGGTTCTGAAGAATTGGATATTACTGATTTAGTAAATTCACAAAAAAATATTGAAAACAAACAACAAGAATATTTTGACATGATGTTTAAACAAATTGAGGACATGCAGAGTAAATTAAATTCTATGGACCAAGTATTTGAAAAATTAAACTCAATGGAAGAAAAAATTGAACAATCTAGACCAAAAACACCGCAAGAAAAATTAGAATTAAGAAGTTTGGATAGCGGTCCATTCCATCAAAAATTATCTGATTTTTTTCAAGACAAACAAGAAGATTTGGAAAAGTCAGGAAAAAATGAATATGTGTTAACTTCAGATGAAGTTGAAAATATAGTACCTTCAGATATCAAAAAATCTTTTGATAATTATGGTGATGAACCAACGGGTACTTCCTTTAAAATGAATTGATTTTTTACAATTTTTTACTATATTAGAAGGGTCACGTTGTGGCCCTTTTTTATTTGGCGAAATAATTTGACGAACAAAAAAATAACAACTATAATTTATAAACTAACAATCTAATTAAACAAAAAACATGATGAGTTCACTTGACGCAGTACTTTCACAGTACGAAAAAAACACACAGTCTTTCGGAGACTCTAACAGAATGTCACAAGAGGAAAGAATGAAAAAGTATTTTGCTTGTATTCTTCCACAAGGACAATCTCAAGGACAACGTAGAGTACGTATCCTTCCTACACCCGATGGTTCTTCACCTTTCAAAGAAGTTTGGTACCATGAATTACAAGTGGGTGGTAAATGGCAAAAATTCTATGACCCAGGTAAAAATGACAACGAACGTTCACCTTTGAATGAGGTTTACGATGAGTTGATGGCTACCGGTAAAGATTCGGACAAAGAATTGGCTAAACAATACAAATCCCGTAAATTTTACATCGTAAAGGTTGTTGACCGTGATGCTGAAGAAGAGGGTGTAAAGTTTTGGCGTTTCAAACACAATTATAAGAATGACGGTATTCTTGATAAAATCATCCCAATTTGGAGACAGAAAGGTGACGTAACTGATTCACAAAAAGGCAGAGACCTTATTGTACAGTTGGTTAAATCTAAAACTCCTGGTGGAAAAGATTACACAACAATCCAAACCATTATGCATGATGACCCAGCACCTCTTCACGAGAACGCTAAGGTTATGGAAGAGTGGTTAAAAGATGAGTTGACATGGAATGATGTTTACTCTAAGAAACCTGTGGAATATTTGGAAGCAATCTCTCGTGGTGAAGAACCTCGTTGGGATAGTGAGACAGGTAAATACTTGTACAGTGATTCAGGTGATATGATGATGGGTGGTTCTAAAACAACATCTTCAGCTCCTGCAGACCCACAATTATTTGACGAACCTGCTGAGGACTTACCGTTCTAATAAAACAAAACATCATGTATGGTATCTTGTATGGTACCATACATGATTAATATATAACATATATGGCAATCAAAAAAAACGATTTTAATTCAGTAAAGAAGAAATTCTCAACTTCAGCGAAGTATAAACCACAAAGATACTTTGACTTGGGTAAAGATTTCTTGGATGCTGTGGGACTACCAGGACCTGCTATAGGACACTTGAACATGTTCTTGGGTCACTCTGATACAGGTAAGACAACGGCTCTTGTAAAATCTGCCGTATCAGCTCAAAAACAAAATATTCTTCCTGTCTTCATTATTACGGAACAGAAGTGGAGTTTTGAACACGCAAGACTTATGGGTTTTGATTGTGAAGAAGTTGTTGACCCCGAAACAGGAGAGTTAGATTGGGATGGATTTTTCATTTTCAATAACAACTTTTCTTACATTGAACAAATCACAGATTATATTAATAGTTTGTTGGATGCTCAAGAAAAAGGTGAATTGGAATATGATTTATTGTTCCTTTGGGATTCAGTGGGTTCAGTTCCTTGTAAGATGACCTACGAAGGTAAAGGTGGTAAACAACACAATGCGGCGGTTCTTGCCGACAAAATTGGAATGGGTATCAACCAACGTATTTCAGGTTCTCGTAAATCTGATTCAAAATATGAAAACACATTGGTTATTGTTAACCAACCTTGGGTTGAACTTCCTGACAATCCATTTGGACAACCAAAGATTAAAGCAAAAGGTGGTGAAGCCATTTGGTTAAACTCATCTTTAGTATTCTTATTTGGTAATCAAAAAGGCGCGGGAACAAACAAAATCTCTGCAACCAAAGACAAACGAACTGTTAAATTTGCAATCCGTACAAAAGTTTCTGTTATGAAAAACCACATCAATGGTTTGGGTTATGAGGATGGAAAGATTATCGTAACACCACACGGATTCTTGGCAGGAAAAGACGCGGCTGAAGAAAAAGTATCTATTGAACAATACAAGAAAGAAAACGCTGAGTATTGGAAAGAGATTATTGGGGCTGATGGAGATTTCAGCTTGTTTGAGGAAAAAGAAAGTGAAACAGTATAAAAAATAAATTGTGAAGACACTCTTAGTAGATGGTGATAACCTATTTAAAATCGGATTTCACGGGGTCAGAGACCTCTTTGTGGAAGGAAACCATATCGGGGGTGTCTTTCATTTTATCAATACCCTCAGAAAACAAATTGATGAACACAACTACGACAAAATTATTGTCTTTTGGGACGGTGACGACAACTCTGCCGTTAGACGTAAATTATATCCTAACTACAAGTTAAACCGTAGACAGAGTATGAACGAGTTTAAACTTGAGTCATACCATATCCAAAAAGAAAGAGTAAAAGAATACCTTGAAGAATGTTTTGTTCGTCAGGTAAGAGCAACTGAATGTGAGGCGGATGATTTAATAGCCTACTATTGTCAGATTGCGAAAGAAGAATCAAAAACAATATTATCGGCAGATAAAGATTACTTCCAACTGATTGATAAACATACATCAATCTACTCACCAATTTCCAAAGTCACATTTAAAAATGGTGATAAAGTTAAATTTGGTGATACTGAATTTCCACACTATAACGTATTGACTCTTAAGATATTAACTGGTGATAAATCAGATAACATTAGTGGTATATTAAGGTTGGGTGAAAAGACCATTGTGAAATACTTTCCTGAGATACTTGATTCTATGGTAACTTTTAACCATATTTTAACAAAGGCTGAAGAACTTTTAGAACAAGACAAAAAAAACACAACTTTAAAAAATATTGTAAGTGGAAAAACAAAAGACGGAGAATTCGGAGAATCATTCTACCAAACAAACAAAAAAATCGTGGACTTACAAAATCCACTTATTTCTGACGAAGGTAGGGTACTTGTTGAACAATATTATGCCGACACTTTAGACCCTGAAGGTAGGGGTTACAAAAATCTAATTCGTATGATGACAGAAGATGGATTCTTCAAATATCTCGGTAAGAGTGATGATGAATTTATAAAATTTATACGACCTTTGATGAAATTGACAAGAAAAGAAAAAAGACAACACAAACAACAAATAGAAAAATAAAAAAATTATGAAAGAAACAGATGTAATTAAAATGGAGTTCTTGATTACCTTGAACAACAACATCGTAATCCAACGTTACTTTAACGTAAGAGATTACAATCCACAAGCTCGCAGTTCTATGGAATTGTATCAGTATTTAAAAGACTTTGTAGACGGGTTTGAGTACGGCCAAAAGATGCGTTCGGTTGTATACCTTTTGGAGAACAAAGACGAAATTTTGGAGAACCCAAGTATCTTGCAAACGTCAAATACTGAGGGTCCAGAAACATTTAACTTTTTAATAAAGGTAGGAGAACAGACAATTTGTCATAGAATTTTGGACGCTAAATTGTTCCCACCTAAAATAAGATACACCGTAGACATACGCCAGCAAGTAAAAAGTGTATTGAAGGACTTAACTGACATTTTTTCAGACGAAAAATTTGTTACAAGTTATATGACTTATAGCTTAATCTAATAGTATTTATCAAAACTAACAAGGGAATTTTAATTATGTCAAACAAGAATTTTGAGTATCTAGGTAACACGTTTCAACTACAATTATTAAATCAGATTATCTTAGATAAGGACTTCTCACATTCTATCATTGATGTAATTGAACCCTCACACTTTGAAAACAAATATTTCAAAACACTTCTCCAATTGGTGAAGGAGTACTATGTAAAATACGATTGTACTCCATCATACGAAACACTTTCACAAATGGTGAAAAGTGAGTTTCCACAAGAGTTGATGTTGAAAATTCTAAACGACACTATCAAACAGATACAAACTGCGTCTACTGAAGGAGCATCGTTTGTACAAGAAAAATCATTGAAGTTCTGTAAACAACAAGAGCTTCAAAAGGCAATCACCAAATCACAAAAAATACTTGATAGTGGAGAATTTGAAAACTATGACAAACTTGAAGAACTCGTAAGAAGTGCTCTCCAAGTAGGAGAAAATGGAAACAAGATTGAAGATGTTTTCCAAAACTTGGAAGATGTTTTGAACGAAGATTTCCGTCATCCAATTCCAATGGGAATTACTGGCATTGATAAGTTATTAAAAGGTGGATTGGCAAAAGGTGAATTGGGTGTAATCTTGGCACCAACTGGTGTAGGAAAAACTACAGTCCTTTCAAAAATTGCTAACTCAGCATTTAATAATGGTTACAATGTTCTTCAGTTATTTTTTGAGGACAACCCAAAAGTAATCCAACGTAAACACTTCACAATGTGGACAGGTATACCACCTGATGAACTCCCATTACACCGTGAAGAAGTTCTTGAAAAAGCACGTCAGGTCAAAGAAGAAATGACCAACAAATTGT